CTGCAAAAAGAACTAAAAATATTTTAAGAATGTCTGTGCATTGTAAATATAGAAGAATATTAACAGGATCTCCAGTTACTAAGTCACCTCTTGATTTATTTACTCAATGTTATTTTTTAGATCCATTTTTACTTGATTTTACTTCGTATTACGCATTTCGTAATAGATATGCAGAGATGAAAACTGCACATTTTGGCGGCCGTTCTGTGCAAATTGTAAAAGGGTATAAAAACTTACCAGAGCTATCAAACACATTAACTAATTTTTCTTATCGTGTGTTAAAAGATGATTGTTTAGATTTACCACCTAAAACATTTATGAAAAGGATTATACAACTTACACCAGAACAAGACAAAGTTTACAAACAAATGAAAAAACTAGCTCTTGCTGAAATGAATGGAAAATTAGTTACTACAACAACTGCTATTGTACAACTTATGAGAATGCAGCAAATTACTTGTGGTCATTTTAAATCAGACGACGGTGTTGTGCAACAAATTAAAAACAATCGTATAACAGAGTTAGCAAATGTTGTGGAAGAGATACAAGGTAAGGTTGTAATATGGGCACATTGGAGGAACGATATAGCAACAATAGTGAAACATCTAAAAGACGAGTACGGGGATAACTCTGTTGTAACTTATTTTGGTGATACATCTACAGAAGATAGACAAAAAGCTATTAAGAAAATGCAAGACCCAGATAGCAGCGTAAGATTTCTAGTTGGCACACCGCAAACAGGAGGGTATGGAATTACTCTTACAGGTGCTTCTACCATGATTTATTATTCTAATGGCTATGATCTTGAGAAAAGAATGCAATCAGAAGCTAGGATAGATAGAATAGGTCAGAAAAAACCTATGACATACATAGATATAATATGTGAAAAAACTGTAGATGAGAAAATAGTTAAAGCTTTACGAAGAAAAGTAAATATTGCTTCACAAGTAATGAATGAAGAACTAAAAGATTGGATATAATCCATTAAAACGTAGGACTAACGTATGACCGCTACAGTTTTTCAATTAGCACCAATATGACACCGGCCATACCACTCATAACAGCACCCATAGACACTAATAGTATTCTCTCTACTCTAGTAATTTGACTCTCTAGTTGATGCATCTTGTCATGAGTTTGCTTCTGCATGATTCTGCAAAGTTTTTCGTGTGACTCTATTTTTTGTAATGCATTATCTTTAGCCATTATACTTTACCTCTACTTTTAAGTTTCATTGTCTTTTCTTCGTTAGTTAAATAAGCATTTTCACTAGCTGTTAACCCTGTTGGCGATACATTAGTATTAGATACAACTTTTGTTGGATCAACGTCAGGAGTTTGTAACTGTGGTGTTGGTGCTTTACTAAATGGACTTCCTGGCACAACTAAGTTTTTAATTTTAGGTACAACTTTATCTAAGAAAGATGGTTCACTTTTAATGTTGCCTCTCTCATTATATATCATATTGCCTCTTGCATCTCGTTGAGCGTTTGCTTTTGCAGGTTCATAGCCATCAGGAAAAAATTTTTTTCTACTGTATTTACGAATGACTTTATCTAATTCTCTTTTTGGATAAACAAAATTTCTATTTACGTTATAAACAAAATTATCACTATTTTTAGTTTTTTGTTCCGCAACACCTTTAACAACGTTTACTTTTCTATCAAATCTTGGTTTAGAATATGTAATTGGAGTAAATATACCTCTGCTTAAAAGTCCAATGTCAATAAAAGATAATTTAGCTTTCTTTAATATTCTTCTAATAGAACTCATAGGTAAATCTAACATCTCAAAATCTTTTATTTTCATGTACAAATCTCTTTGTACTCTAAAAGCTTCTTCTTGCATTTTGTCAAATTCATCAACCATTATAGATGGAGGTCTGTTTATATAGTCTTTTGATTTATAAAATTTTTCTGTTTCATCAGCTGCTCTTAATAATCTATTTGCATTAGAAGCTATAAATTTTAAATCATCTTTAACATCAATTCTAATAATTCTAGTTCCTGTAAACAATGCCATTAACTCATCACCAAGATTTGCTAATTTACCTTTACCTGTTACGTTACCTTGTAGGGCATCTTTAATTTTACCACCTGTTGATAAAACACCTGGTGAGGCACCTTTTATAATGTGAACTAAAGATTTATTAAATTTATCGTCTAAATTATCTGTTGGAGAATAAATGTAATTACCTTCTGCTGTTCTACCACCACGACCTGCTGTTAAGAAGTTACCACTGTTAACATCTTGTATTCTTTCATAGTAGATGGCTGGTGAAAGAAAAGGTTGTAGTAATTCCATCACTGGTCCATCTTCTTTAAACATTAAATTCATAACATAATCATCCATATCTTCTTCAGCTATGTTTTGTTTTTCAGCCATAGTTAAAGCTGCTTGAATAGGTCTTTCTAAAACATCGTAAGGACTAAAATAAGAAAAATTAACTGCAGCAGATTCACCATTTTCCCACGGTTTAATTCCAACTAAATTAGAGTTTTGATCCCAAGGTGCAGCTCCTGATCGTCCGTAAGCATCCCATTGTTCTTCTGTTGCACCAGTTAAATAATTTGCTGTTGCTCCTGCAGCTTTTCCTATTCCCTTAACTGCAAGATAACCACCTATTAAATTTTTATAACCCATTTCTGCTAAATGTGGATTGTTAGATTTAATATTTTTTAATGACATACGAATTGAAGTTGCTCCTGTTCTTAACATTTCTGATGGAAACGAAACGAAGTTACCTACAATTGGTATGTTTCTTAATCCTTGTATTACTGGCGGAACTTTACTGTAGGTTGGGTAAGTGTTTCTTAACATAAAAGCTGCTGCTTCATCTAACGATTCATCTAAACTTTTAGTTGCTCCCGTAAATATATTTTTTCTTTCAAAAGGTTGCCTGTGTAGTTTTAAATAATCTTCTACATCCTTAACACTTTTTAAGGCTACAGATAAATCAGATTTTAAAAATTCCCATCCATAACCTTTCCATAGGTTATCTCCTCCTGCATATAATCTTGCAACTTTTTCTGTAACTTTACTGTTAGCAAAAATATCAAACAGTTCATTTTCGTTTTTTATTTTTCCGTCTTTTAATTTATTAACAACTGCTCTTAGTTCTGCAGCAACAATGTTTTCATCATAAACTCCAAGACGAACAAGTTTTTCTACGTATTTAGCAAACTCGACTTCATCAATAGGATCTCCTTTACCTGCTTTAAATATATCTTTAAAAACTGATCGCATTGAATCTAAAGCACTAGCTGATTTTCCTACGTGTCCATTCCATAAAGCAAAAAACGAAGCAGAAGTAACATTTCTTACTTGCGTTTGTGGTGAGTATAAAGTTTTCATCCCTTGCACACCTGCTTTTACTTGTAGCATTTGTCTTATAACAGGAATTTTTGTTAGTCCATCTAATGGAGTTCCTGTTTTTTGAAAAATGTTAGCTAACTCTGGTGAAGTGTACATTTTCTCTATATCACTAGACATAGAATTTAGTCTATCTATTTTACCAATTTTAACAGGGTTAACAAATTTTGTTTTAGCTGCATCTATATTATCAAATAACCAACCATTGTTTCTTCCAACTTTAGCCATAATATCAAACCCTTGTTTAGTTGCTGTTGATGCATAAGCATCACTGACTGTAAACATAACTTGTGCCCTTAAATCTTTTTCTTCTCCTAATAATTTTTTAATAGCATCTGGTAATTCCTCACCTGTTTTTAAAAATTTAAATTTATCCATTCTCATTTCTTGGGATCCAATATTTTGTAATATTTTAATAGGGTGAAGGTTTGCTCTTCTACCTTTTCCAATAATGTTATCAACTAAATTGTCAGAGTATTTTTCTAAATAATTTTTTTCTGTGCCACCATATTCTTTTTTAGCTATCTCTCTTAAATCTCTATTCTTTGACACCACATTTTTTAAAATAAAGTTTCTAGCATTTTTTCTAACTAAAGGATCTGCTGTATAGTTGGGGTTAGTAAATGTTGCAAAAGATTTTAAAATATAGTTATCCACTCTGCCAGATAAAGAATCTTTTAAATCTTTTATTGCTTCATTTTTAGATCCTTTAGGTAAATTTTTTCCAAACTCCGTTAATGTTTTATTGATATCTTTTTTTAATTCTAATGCTATAGGTCTAAAGTCTTTTTCTAAACCATTAAGTTTTCTAGTTCCTCTTAAATAATCTACAACCTCATCTAAGTATTGTTTTTCTAACATTTTAGATGTTTGATTTGTACCATGTCTAGTTGAAAATTTTTCGGCTAAAGTATACGCACGATTTTCTAAACCTTCTAATAGTTTATCAAATTTTCTAGCTCTCCCTGTTATAAATAATTGAACAGCTTCAGAAACTCCTTCAATGTCTTTAGGCATTTTTCCATAAGATCTAAACCAAGACATGATTGTATCCGTTCTAGCTAAAGTTTTTTCCATTCTTCTTGGACTTGTTGTTTGAAAAAATCTCCATTGATCTCTAGGTGGTAATCCCTTGCCAGCAAATTTTCTTGTTAACGGTGATATAAGTTTTTTAATTCTATTCTTAGAAGCACCCATTAATTGCTGTGAAATTTTAGATTGTGTTAAAGGGTTTCCTGATAGTATGTATTTAAATAAATCTACATTTTGTCTTATTCCAGAAGCTCCCATCTTCATACCTCCACCTGCTATGTTAAATGCATTCTGTAACACAGGTTTAGCAACAGGTTTAACACCATATTTATATGTTTGCTGTAATGCTTTTCCAGCTATAGGAAATAAACCTCCTACAAGTGCACCCTCTGCACCATACTTAATTCTATTTTTTAACATTGCCACTGCTTTTTTTCTACCAGATAAATTAGACGTGTCTGTTGGTTTAGCAAAACCAAACAAGGTTCCTTCTTCTCTTTGATCTGGTGATGCAACAAAGTCTGTAACACCAACAACGGTTGCTCCACCTGCCACACGTTGTGCAATTTTAGAAGCTTTGCTTGTACCCATTTTAGCTGTAGCTCTTACAATAGGTGCTGCCTTAGTTGCTCTAGTTAAAATTTTAGTAAATATTCCTCCTGGCACACCAAACTGTGTCATAAGTTTTGCAAGATCACCTCTCCAAGTTTCTGGTTTATCAGGCTCAATATCTTTTGCATATTTTTGAAACGAAGAAGCAAAATCTTTATCTGTTAAAAGGTCTGTACCCATAAACAAAAGTTCACCAAGACTAGTATTTAATGCATGCTTACCTGTTTCTATACCATTTGCTATATCTGAAAATCCATCTATGTAATCTCTTTCACTAATCATTTTATTGATTGGCTTATCGTCTCCAGGTAAAACAGCGTAATCATAAATAGATTTACCAGTCTTAGCTCTCTGGTAAATATCCATTGCAGTATAGAAAGGATCTATTGTTTGAGATAGTTTAAATAACCCTTGATTGTCTTTTAAAAAATTAAAACGTACAGGTTTCTTTTGTTTTTTGTCGTAGCCTTCTATAGCTCTAAGTACAGATTTTTTGTACTCTTCTAAACTGTCGATAGGTTCTTTTAATTTTCCTTTATCGTAAACATCAAAAGGTCCTTGATCGCTTAGATAAGTTAAATCTTTTGAGGCCATGTTATCCCTCCGATGGTAATACTAAGTTTACACCATACTTTTTATTAAAGATAGATATGTCTTGTTCTGTTTGTATTGTTGCAAAGTCTTCCATAGCTTCGGCACTAGTTAAAATTAAATTAATAATGTCATCACCAATTTCTTGTGGAAGTCTGTTTCTTAATTCTTCAAATGTAAGATCTTGTTTTAATTCTTCCGGCATAGTCTCTTGTTGCATGTTGCCTGCTGCTTGACCCATGTTGCCTGTTGCTTGACCCATGTTACCAGCTGCTGGCATCACGGGGCCTGCATCTTGATAACCTATTCGGCCGCCTTCTGCTTTACTATTAAGTATTCTTCTAACTTCTGCAAGAGCATCTATAACTAATTGTGGATCATTTTCATCCTTGTATTTAGGTTCGTCAGACTTACGATCTTTTTGTAGAATTTTTGCTTTAACATCTTGAATTAAAAAACTACCATCGTCAGATTTTAAAAATGCATCTGTAATCGGATCTATAGTATTTAATCTATTAAATTGAGTTTCTTTAGATCTTAAATCTAATTTTTCTTGTTCTGTTGCTGTACCATCATCTACTTTTTTCTGTAAAGAAGAAATGTCGTTAATTAAAAGAGGGATCTGATTAAATTTCCATTGCTCTAACCAACCTTTACCATCTGCACCGCCGCCAGCTAATTTTGTTCCTGCTCCTACTAATGTATTAAATAAATCAGATTCGCTTTCAGCTTGTGTTTTTCTTTTTGTTGCTTGAGCAGTTTGAAATTGTTTAAATGGTGCTTTAGCTGCAGCTCCAACTGTAGATACGATATTACCAGACGGTGGTCTTGTTACTAAATCTAATCCTAGGTTAATTAAAAGGTCGTCTCTTTCTTTATATGTTTCCTTTGGTCTACGCGATTGAACTATTTTATCTGCTGATTGCATTATATCTTCTAACGATCCTGCATAACTACCAGGTTCATTTACTAAACCTCTTTTAGGTTTATCTAAACCAGACGTTATGCCTTCGTTAGCTGATCCACCCATTCTAAACATTGGTCTTCTTAAAGTTCTCATGAATTAAATTCCTGCGGTTTGTTGAGCTCTTTGGTTAGCATAACCACTACCTAGTCCCATTAGTCCACCTACTACAGAAGCTGTTCCTAAAGCTGTTTGTAATCCAGTTGGATCTGGTGTTACTTGTTGTTGTATGCTTCCTGGTAATTGTCCTACTCTGCTAACACCTTGACCATAAACACCAAGTCTTTGGTATGGTTCCATAGCTTGCATTTGGTTAGCTTGTGCTTGTGCATCAAGAACTCTTTGGTCTTGTCCTTGTTGAATTCCACCTATGTTAGAAAGAGTTGATATATCTCCTCCTGCTAATTGAGGTGTTAAACCAGCTAGACCTTGTTGGTAAGCACCAAGCCCTAATTGTCCTTGTGATAATCCTGCTTGCGCTCCGGCTAAACCTAATTGATTTCCAAAATCTTGTTGTCTTAACCCTGCACCTTGACCAAATCCTTGGTTTAACATTTGGTTATTTAATAGTGCTCTGTTTTTATCTGATCCTAATTGATACTCTGATTGTAAAACTCCTTCTCTACCACCACCAAAATTTCCTGTCATCACAGCACTGTCTGATATATTTTGTTGTCTCATTGCAGCTTGTTTGTCAAACTCTGATAATGTTGAGTCAATAACTTGTTGTTGGTACGGAGACATGTATGAAGAAATAGACCCTGTGCCTGTTCCTGCTCCTGTTCCTGTAGCTGCTCCTGCTGCAGATAGGAAAGGTGATACACCTCCTAATGTGCTGGCAGCTTGTGTTCCAAAAGTTCCTGCTTGATTTAAAAATGGTTGATAAGATCCAACACCTGATCCTGCTAATGATGCAGCTTGTGTTTGTAATGCGTCTTGCCCTGCAACTGATGGTGCAAATCTAGATGTATCTAAAGGTACAGATGTTAGACCTGCTAACTGTTGAGCGTAATCTTGACCTAAGTCAGATACAAATTGTTGGGGTAATGTTGATGCTTGTGTTATTGCCATTATATAATCCTTTTCTCTAATCTTTGTGATGTTTCAAACATCTCTCTAGCACCTTCAAGTCCTTGTGACTCTTCTGATACCTGTCCGCCTGATTCTAAATTTCTCATAAGTTTTTCCATAACTTGTGCGCCTTGATCTATATCTCCGCCTCCTGCATTTCTAACAGCATCTGCAGTAAATACAAACTCATTCTTTGATAATCTTGCAGGTACGTCATCTGCTTTTTCTTGTCCGCCGATAGGTACAAACCCACCGTCTTCTCTGTAATCTTTTTCCATGCCGCCTAGATCCATAAGGCCACCTTCTGCTGCCATCATTCTATTTGGTTGTTGCATTGGCATGTTTTCTTGAGATGAAGCTTGAGCCATCATTAATTCTTGTTTCATTTGATCTACTATTTCTGGCATACCCATACCTTCATTTGCTTTACTCATTAACTCTTGTTGGCCTTCTGGTGATTTCATGTATGATGCTACAAGTGTGTCAACATCTCCTCCCATATTGTAACCTATTCTTCCACCTTCAGCTGCTAGTTGTGTAGCTTCTACAGGTGGTTTAAATCTTTGATTAGGATCATCTAACACTTGTTGCGCTGTTTGAAAATTGATTCCTGTTGTGTCAGTTGGTAATACATCTTTTGGTTGAGAGTCTACGTATGCTCCTGCTGCAGTTCCTATTCCTAATGCTTTAGCAAGATCCATATTTAAATTTCTTCTTTTGTATTTTTCTAATTCAAGTTTATCTTGTGCCTCTGGTGATTGAAGGTTAGTTGGTTGGTTACCTTGGTTGCCTCCACCTGTACCTTGTTGCATAAGAAGTTTTTTTATTTCGTCAGCAGCAGAAGTTGTGCCATAAGCATCTCCTTCGTAATCAACGCCTGTTCCTATTCCATACTCGCCTTGTGTACCCGGCATACCAAAAATTAATTCATTTAAATTATATCCCATGTCGCCTCTATTGCCCTCACCAAACACTGTATCTAAAACAGGTACTCCTGGGATCTTACTTACTAACTCACCTAAAAAATTTTGTCCTGTCCCCGTGCCTAGATAATCTGCTACACTTTTTGGAATACCAAATTGATTTAACAAACCACCACCTATAACTGCAGATGTAACTGGATTATTTTTAATAGGATCCATAATATTTTCTTGAAACCAAGAACCTATTCCATATTTTTTTCTACCATCTAATCCTGCAATACCACCAAAAGCCATTCTTTGTTTTCTCATTGCGCTGTATGTAGGTCTCATGTCGCCTGTAAGAGTAATATCAGGTGCCCCTGCTTGTAAAGAAGGACCTCCCATATTATACATTTGTCTGTTCATTAATGCTCTATTTATAGCCATAATTTTCTATTTAGTTATTGTACTTTTAAGGCAGGAATTTCACCTGAGTGTATCTTACTTTACTAGTTTTCTGCTAGTAAATCAAGACTATGTTGTAACTTGCCTAGGTTTAATTTCCAAGGCAGAAACCACCACATGTAGTCTATTTGCTGTGGCTGCAGTTACTTTTAATACCTCACTCTCCTCTAAAACTAAAGGCCCTGTGAGTAGTTCTACTGTTGTATTAGCTGATATAGACTTAGTCTTAAACAAGCTAAATACAGCAGAGGCTGTATCAGTAATCGTAATTGTTATTGTGTCAGCATTACCTGAGTCTTCTGACACTAATATTGATTTTATAACACCTGTTGTAGCAGATGGTACAGTGTATAGTGTTGTAGCACTTGTTGTAGTTAAATCTACTTTTTTATTTACAAACGAATTTGCCATTAACTTATAAAGAAATTGAATGCTTCAATCTCATCCTTTAAATCTTGTTGATACGTTGAGTTTAATTTATTAACTATACTATCTATATCTCTTATAAAAGACTGTTGTATCTGTTGATCGTACTCTTGTAAAGGTTGTGTTAAAGATTGTACTATTCTAGCCATTATTATACCTGAAATTGTTCTATTAATTTGTTTAATGATGCTAAAGTCATTTGACCTTTTGCAGTTAACCTGTCTTGAACTGGTTGTAATCTATCTCTTAAATCTATTGCTCTGTTTTTATATTCTGGACTATATTTTTGTACATTAGACGCTATTACATTCTTAGGTATTATATTACTGCCCCTATCATTATCATCAAAACCTGTAGCTGCAGGTGGCTCGCCGCCTGTTCCTTGTCTAAAGTCTTTTGTAAACGCTGTAGTAATACCTTTAGTTGTATCTGGAGCAACTCTTTTAGCAAAATCATATACACGTTTTCCTCTCATACCTAAAGTAGCCATTTCATATGCTGTTTTACCTCCTACAAGACCCGCTATAGGAGCAGCCACAAAAGGCAAAGCAAATTTTCCTGCAGTCTTTAAACCACTACCTATTGTTTGTAAAATTCCTGTGTTTGTGTTTTTGGCTGTAGTAAATGGATCGTCTCTAGCGTCTACATAAGGACCTTGAAAAGGAGCAGGTTTAAAAGCAAATTCTTTTTCTTTCATTTCTTGTGTAGGTGACACGTATAAAGATTCTCCTGTGTCACCGTCATCTTCAGCATCTGAAAGTGTAAAATCAGTTGGAGCATTATCAGGTGTAAGCCCCATGTCTGCCATCATTTGAGCTACGTCGTCTTCTTGATCATCTCCTGATGTGTCTGGTTCTGAATAACTTGCTGCAGGTGTTGTGCCATAAGCTGCACCTTCATAATCATAACCTCCTCCGTTATCACTACTACTACTACTACTACTACTACTACTACTACTTGAACTAGCTACATCTCCTGTATCTTCTTCATCTTCTGTATAACTTCTAATTCCTGCTGTAGTCATTTTACCAGAACCACCTATTTTTTTTAATAACTTAGCTTCTTTGTCATTAATGTATGCTAGCTTTTCACCTTTAGGTGCGTATCGGTTTAATAATTTTTTTGCTTTTCTTGCTTTAGTTAATGCCATTATCTTCTTCCATCTGGTTGTATATCTAATCTAAATGTACCTAGTCTCCAAAACTGACTTGTACTTGTGTTAGCTACTTTTAAAGATATAGATCTTGCTCTAGCACGTGTATCAATTTTTTGTGTACCACTTGAAATAGTAAATGGTCCTAATGTAGAACTAGCTTGTGTATCATTTGGAAAGTCTCTTAAATTTAAAGTTACTACAGAGTCTCCTGTTTGTGATAAAAAATCTGGTATGACTCTTCTTATTTTCATCATAAACTCACCGTCTCCATCTAACCCTTGTTGACCTATATCAAAATCTCCTGATTCTATGTTAGCTGCAATAGCAGTTGTTGCTCCTTCTTTAACTTGATCTGTTCCTGTTTCATGTTCATAGTATGTTGATGTGCCATCAGTGCATCCTATGACGTGATCTTTACTTGTTGAAGGTGTTGTACCACTAGAATTATATTCTGACGCATGAGGTTTACCAAAGACAGCAGAGTCTTGCCATGACGTTCTTGCTAATGTTCCTGTAGTCCATACAGGTCTTTGCGGTGAAGAATCAATATAGTTATAAGACACCATTCTATTTACTGTTCCTGATCCTGCGTTAGGATAGAACCACATTACTTCGCCAAACAAATTGTTTAGTCCAGCATTAATATGTTCTTTAGGTGTTAAATTAATATCATCATAAACGAAATCTTCTACTAAACAATCTAAAGATTCTAGTTTACCTGTGTATCTAAAGAAACCATTTTCTGACATCCAATATGCAGAACCATCAACTTCAACAGCTGCATTCTTACCTATCAATCCACAGTTTGTACCTACTTGTTGGAATGAGAAAGTAAAAGGTGCGCCTACAAATTTCATAATAAATAAAGCTGTGTCTGTCCAAATATAAGTAACGTCTCGACCTCTAAGTGCTCCTACAATTCTTGATCCATCAGAAATCCTTTGTGTACCTGCTGTGTTAGTTGCTGTTGGTGTGTAAGTATTAATATCTTCTTGAGAAGAAAATCTTATAAACATTTCGTCTTGTGTAGACTTTGTACCAATAGTTGTTTCTGTTCCAAAAAATACTAAGTGTCTATCCGGTGCAGATACAATCATACTTCTAGAAGCTGTAGGTGCGCCTGTTACAATAGCAGCTCTAGTGCTTGTTGCGTTAGTTGCATTACCATTCCAAGAAAAAGTTTCTCCGTTAAATATAGAAGCAAGTAAAGTATTACCAAAATTATCTAATGTCCATAAACCTGGATCTGTAACAATATCTCCTGATGCTGCAGCATTCCATGCAAAAAATTCAGATGCATCGGTTACAGTTGCTCCTGATGAGTGAACAGCTGCTGTAGTTCCTGAAGCTCCTCTTGTTAAACCAGATAAGGTACCACCACTGTTTCCAGTAAAAGTAATAAGTTCACTGCCAATTAATACAGTTCCTGATGATCCAAAAGAAGTAGTGCTTGCCATTGTTAAACTTGTGACTGAAGCGTTAATGCCTGAAGATAATGTTGAAGTAAATTGTCCAGTCTTAAAACCACTCCAAGGTCCTAGTCCCCAACCTGTTGATGCAACCTCTGCTGCAGGGCCTATTGGAAAATAATGTTTTACTCTTATACCACCAGATGTTGTAGCTCCTGATCCACTTTCGTTAGAAGCTAAAGTTATTGTTATTGTTGTATTTGTTGGAACAGAAGTAACTTGAAATCTATTATTATCAAAATTGTCAGAATTAAAATTAGAATTAGTTATACCTGTAAAATTATCACATAAAATAATATCACCTTTATTAATGTTATGTGCTGATGCAAAAGTTATAGTTACAACCGCTGATCCATTAGTTGTAGAGAAAGCACTAGTTAATGTTGTTGTAGATTTAAGAGGTGTAATATCATAAAATATACCACCAGAATAAACGTACAACATTCTGTTTGTACCTAGCGCTGCATACTTAATACCTGATGTATTTATAAAATGGTGAATAGCTGTATTACGACCTGTAATATCAACAGAACCTAGTTGTGCCCAACCGCCTATCTTCTCTGGTGTCCCATATCTAAATCTAACATTATCGCCTGCAACCCATTGGCTCTCGCCTCCGGTAGCAGTGACTTGTTTATTGAATCCAGGTGCAAATTTAACTTTTTGTAACATATGTCTCTCAGATTATATTAAAGTGCGTTGTGAATCAACATTTACAACGGATTATAAAAACTTAAAAAGACTATGGTTTAGTAGGCCACGTAGCGTCTGTACACTTAGCAACAGTATTTTTACCATCAGGAAGATCTCTAAGAGCTTGCCTGTAAGTTCTCATATCGTCTGAAATAGCATCACCTTTTTCAAGTTCTGATAAAATTTCCCAATCGTATGCTTTTAAAAGACCATCTCTTTTAGATCTAAGTTCAGCCAAAGCTCTGGCAGGAGCTGCATTAGTCCAAGCCGTTTCTTCGTTATCTCTAACTGTTTCCTCAGCTGCTGTAAATTGTATACGTTCTCCGTTAACTAGTTTGTATCTTGGCATATTTGTTCTCCTTGTTGGTTGTTATACATTAATTTTAATATTTGTAAAAGCATTAATTTACTCCGTAAAGGCTGATAGATCCAGCATCTATGTTGCCTGAACTCATTTTAAATTGTATGGCATCTATCGCATTTGTGTTATTGAAATATCCACCTATATATGTTCCTACTGTATATGCTGATGCAACAGTATTACCAGTTATTATAAAATGTTTTACAAACGTAGTAGATGAAGGTTCAAACAAATGTAATATTGCAGCTGCATTATCATCATTGCTATGTGAATTACTACTTGTAATTCTTTGAAATCCTGTGCCTTGTGCTAAATCAACACCTCCTTGATAACTTAAATCTGTTGAACTATCTCCTTCGTTATGTTCTGTTGAAAATGCAGAACTTGTTATAGCTACATTATAGTTACTTCCTGTATCTATTGATCCTTGAAAAGTAAAATGTGCACCATTAGTTGCTG